CCGAAGAAGGCGACGAAGAAGAAACCGCTAAAGGTAAATCGAGGTACGTGGAAGCGGTAGTAGTAGTCGCCAACGGTGGTGTCCTCTTGAAGGCAGAGGCTAACCCCTATATGATGCAGGACAGACCTGTAGTTGCTTTCCCTTGGGACATTGTCCCTGGAAGGTTCTGGGGTCGTGGCGTATGTGAGAAAGGGTACAACTCCCAGAAAGCTCTGGACACAGAGTTAAGAGCAAGGATAGACGCTCTGAGCCTCACAGTACACCCTATGTTAGCCGTAGACGCAACAAGACTGCCTAGAGGTGCTAAACCTGAGATACGCCCCGGTAAGATAATACTGACCAGTGGTGACCCTCGTGAGGTACTACAGCCGTTTAACTTCGGTCAGGTTGACCAGATTACCTTTGGTCAAGCCGCTGCGTTACAGCAGATGGTACAGCAAGCTACAGGGGCCGTTGACTCAGCAGGACTCAGTGGTGCTGTTAACGGCGAAGCAACCGCTGCTGGCATCTCAATGTCTCTGGGTGCAATCATTAAGCGCCACAAGAGAACACTGATTAACTTCCAGCAGTCCTTTCTCTTACCTTTCGTAAGGAAAGCTGCCTACCGCTACATGCAGTTTGACCCTGAGAATTACCCAGTTGCTGACTACAAGTTTAACGCCAGTAGTACTCTAGGTATTATGGCTAGGGAATACGAGGTTACACAGCTTGTACAACTACTTCAAACAATGCAGAAAGACTCACCTCTGTACAACACACTGATTCAGTCTATTATCGAGAACATGAACCTGTCTAATCGTGAAGAGTTGTTAGTAGCGATGCAGCAGGCTATAGAGCCTAAGCCAGAAGAAGAGCAGATGCAGCAAGCGACTCAACAGGCACAAGTGGCTCTACAGCAGTCACAGACTTCTGCCCTGAACGCACAGGCCCAAGAGTCCTCTGCAAGAGCCGGTAAGCTGGTAGCAGAAGCTCAGGCAGTACCACAGGAAGTAGAGATAGATCGTATCAACGCCATCACTAGAAACTTACGTGAAGGTGACGGTGACGACAAAGAGTTTGAAAGGAGAATGCGCGTAGCTGACACCCTTCTTAAACAACAAGAAATCAGAGGTAAAACAAATGCTAACAGACAAAGAACTGCAGGGCCTACTCAACAACGTCAACCGACACCTCCGTCCCCAATGGGAGCGCCTGGAGTCGCTGGAGCGCCAGATCAAGGAGTTATCTAATGCCGAAGAGCAAAGATCCAAAGTTAGCAAAAGCGGGAGTAAGCGGGTACAACAAGCCAAAAAGGACTCCTAAGCATAAAACTAAGAAGTTCGTCGTAGTGGCTAAACAGGGTGACCAAGTTAAAACCATAAGGTTTGGTGACGCTAATATGACCATTAAGAAGGAGCAACCCGCTAGACGTAAGTCATTCAGGGCTCGTCACAAGTGTGACACTAGTCCACCCAGTAAACTCACAGCAAGATATTGGTCTTGCAAAAAGTGGTAGGAGGTGATCCATGCCGAAAGTAGGAAAGAAAAGCTATCCGTACACCGCAGCAGGTATGCAGAAAGCTAAAGAAGTATCTAAAAAGAACGGTAAACCCATGCGTAAGCAAGGCAAGTCCAAGCGGTAAACAAAACGCTTGACTTATAACCTTAAATATGCTACAATATAACTATAGTTAACCATAAGGGGGAAACAATGACTCCTGAGCTTGAAACCTACTACAACAACTACAACAAACTATTTAATAGCCTAGGTTTCAAACAACTCTTAGAAGAGCTTGTTGATAACTCTAAAGACCTTGCTGATGTAAGGTCAGTTAAAGACATAGAAGAACTCTTTTACCGAAAGGGCCAAATAGCCGCTTTTGCAAGCATAATCACCCTAGAGGATATGATTACAGCAGCAAGAGAGCAAGCCGAAGAGGTAGAAGAAGATGTATAAAGTATACGATTTTCGTTGTGCAAACGGACACGTATTTGAAAAGTTTGTAACAAGTGGCACTACAGACAGTAGGTGCGTCTGTGGTGACATGGCTACAAAAACAGTATCTGCCCCGTCTTTTATTCTTGAGGGTACTAGTGGGGATTTCCCCGGTAGACACCTTAAGTGGCTAAAAGAACACGAATAAGCAGATAGCCAATCCAACCTCCATAATGATTATTGTCACGGAGTTTAATTATGTCAAGAGCGACGATGGTCGATTCGTCCCCTGAAGAGGGCAACACGGAAGACCTCATAAACGAAGCAGAAGAGGTTCAACTAGAAGTTGAGCAACCTCAAGAAGAACAACCTACTATACCAGAGAAGTACCAAACTAAAAGTTTAGAAGAGGTAGTGCAGATGCACCAGGAAGCTGAGAAGCTTCTAGGTCGTCAATCCTCTGAAGTAGGAGAGCTTCGTAGAGTTGTAGATGACTACATTACAAGTCAACCACAACAAAATGCACCTCAACAACACGTTGAGCCTGACGACGATATTGATTACTTTACAGATCCCCAAGCAGCCGTTAATCGTGCTATTGAGAATCACCCTAAGATTAGAGAAGCGCAAGAGTACACTACTGCTTATAAAAAGCAGACATCACTCGCGCAGCTTCAGAGTAAACATCCAGACATGCAAAACATCCTCAGTGATGAGAAGTTTGCAACATGGATCAAAGCTTCTAAGATTAGGACTCAGTTATTTGTAGAAGCTGACCAGCGATTCAATTCCGAAGCCGCTGATGAACTCTTTTCACTATGGAAAGAACGCAAGACAGTTGCACAGCAGACCGCACAAGTTGAAAAACAAGCGCGTAAGCAGCAACTTAAGGCAGCTAACACAGGTAACGCACAAGGCAGTGGTGAGGGTACAAGAAGAAAGATTTATCGCAGGGCCGATATTATTAAACTGATGAGAACAGATCCTGAGCGTTACCAAGCTATATCAGCAGAAATACTGGCAGCTTACGCGGAGGGACGAGTAAAATAATCTATTAGGAGATTTAAATGGCTACTGCCACATATCCCGGAGCGGGGGGCAACACCGCTAAAACAGAAGCAGCTACATTCATACCAGAAATCTGGTCTGATGAAATCATTGCTGCTTACCAGAAGAACCTTAAAATGGCTCCTCTTGTCAAGAAACTTGGCATGACTGGAAAGAAGGGCGATAAGCTCCACATTCCTAAGCCTGTCCGTGGTGACGCAAATGCTAAGGCTGCTGATACAGCAGTTACTATCATTGCGAACACTGAGGGCGAACTGACTGTTGACATTGATCGACACTTTGAGTACTCAAGACTCATTGAAGACATCGTCGAAGTACAGGCTCTTAGCAGCCTTCGTCAGTTTTACACAGAAGACGCTGGGTACGCTCTGTCTACCAAGATTGATGCAGACCTTCACTCTTGTGGTACTGGTTTCGGTGACGGAGGCGCAGTTGTATTTGGTGCCGCTGCTACTGACTATCAGCACACAGGTTGTTTCTTCAATGACGGTGGAACAACGACTCAGTACACTGATGACACGCAGGTTGCTGCTGACATCTTTACTGATGCTTTCTTCCGCGACATGATTCAGAAGCTTGATGATAATAACGTACCGATGGATAATCGTGTACTTGTTATTCCTCCTTCTGTTCGTAACACGATTATGGGTGTTGAGCGTTATGTATCTTCTGACTTCGTAAGTGGTCAGGCGGTGAACTCCGGTCTTATCGGTAATCTGTACGGTGTAGACGTGTACGTGTCTGCTAACTGCGCTACTATCGAGGCTGTTGGTGACAACACTGCTGACACTGCTATCGCTACTCGTGGTGCGTTGCTGTTCCATAAGGACGCTATCGTTCTTGCGGAGCAACAGTCTATACGATCTCAAACCCAGTACAAGCAGGAATACCTCTCCACACTCTTTACGGCTGATTGCCTGTACGGTGTAGAAGTGTATCGTCCTGAAGCTGGTTTCGTACTGGCTGTACCTGAGTAAAGCTACAAAGGGGGGCGCAATGCCCCCTTATCTTTTTTAAAGAGGTGACCGCTTGAGAAACACCATTATTAGCTCTATTAGGCAAGGTATACGAAATGCTATAGAGAGTGTTGTAAGCGCTCTTGCCCCTATATTCTACTGGCCTGGTACTCATACTTTAGAAGCAACCACAGGCACTGATCCCACGTTCACCCGCGCCACTGCGGCGACATTTGAAGACTTTGAAGGCTTGATCAAGACGGTCGAGAGCAGTGAACCAAGGTT